CATCTTTTTTTCTTTTTATGCGTGAATTAACTCTTAATAAAATTTGTTCTTCAATGCTTCTTCCTGCTTTACCTTCAAGAACTTCTTCAGTTTCAAATATAGGCTCTCCACCAACTAGCCCATATTCCATAGTCATGGTACAATCTTCTTCTGATATTTCCCAATAGCGCAATTGGCCACGTGCATCTTTTGCAAATAGTGTAATTGGTTCCATTAATATTTCTCCAGTAATTTTGCACATTCTTTGATAACTGCTTTGTATGCAGTTTCACGTCCAACTTGTTGACCATCACCATGGTCTGCCTCTGAATCTTCAGCATATGTTGTCAAACCATCTTTTGAATTTTCAAGACCATCAAGAGCAAATTTCATAATTGATATAACACCACTGCGCATAACTATTTCTCCAAAATATGTATTGCTTCAATATTCAAAATTCGCCATGCTTTGTCTCTTATGCTTCCACGAATTATAACCCATGATTTGCCTTCAACAATTTCTTCATTTATTTTAGAGCCTTCCATGTTATCAAATTGAAAGCGATTTATTTTTGTAAATATTTGCCCAGTATCATCTTCTATTACCAATTTTAAAAATTTATTCTTGTCTTCTAAAACTTTACCACCGCGCTTTGCAACTTCATTGTATTCATTCAAATCACGCAAGTCTTTTGTTATTACTTGGCCAATAACAACATATTCACCAACTTCGCTAACATCATTAATAAACACTGGCTTATTTGTCAAACCATAGTCTTCATAATTATTATAATAATCATGAAACTTATCCCAACAAGGATATAAAGTATCAAATGGCGTTTCAGAATCCATAAGCTTTTTGATTATTGCAGGAGTTAAAGCAGCTCCACTATTTCTTTTTGAAATAATATCTTTTGCTTTTGAATCACCAATACCGTGTATGTTGGTTAATCCTCCAACCAACTTCCCATCTGCAATAGACCACTTAACATCAGATAAATCAGGATCAACTGCAATATATTCAATTCCATCATTTTCAGTAATATCTCTCAATAGCTTTATAGATGATGAGTCTGATTTTGAGTTATTTAAATTTGCAGCTGCAAACTCTAATGGATGGTGCTTCTTCATATAAGCACACCAATATGAAATCATCCCATAGCTAACAGAGTGACTCAGGTTCATTGCCCAAGAGCCAAATGTCATTATATTTTCCCAAATAATATTGCCTTTTTCTTCACCAATTTTATTCTGAATACATCCTTCTAAAAACTTGTCTTTATATTTATTGAAAAATTCTTTACCATATGTTTTAGATGCAGCTTTGCGAATCTCAGAAACATCTTCCCAAGTCATCAATCCACACTCTTTACAGATGTTCATTAATTGCTCTTGGTACACAACAACTCCATATGTGTCTTTTGTTGCATCCACATATGATTTATGATCAGATATATATTCAACAGGCTCTCTTCCCATTCTTCTCTTTACATAAGTATCAGCACCACCAGAGTGAAGAGGCCCAGGTCTTGCAAGTGCAGTAATTGCAACAATATCTTCAAATGAATTTATTTCCATTTGTTTACAAAGCATCTGCATTGCTTGGCCTTCAAATTGAAAAACTCCAGATAATCTCATTTCGTTGAATATTTCAAATGTCTCTTCATCTTTCAAATCCATTTTATAATATTCTGAATAATGGAAACCAGCAAGCGTTGCAGCTTCTTCTAATATTGATAATGTTCTTAGCCCTAGACAATCTATTTTAAGAAGGTTTTTAGATTCAGCATCTTTTTTATCCATCATAATAGAGCCATCACGAGCATTTACAGCACCAAATTTAGCAATAGGCTCATTGCAAACAACAATACCAGCTGCGTGAATGCCAGCATGTGTTGCATGTGATTCTGCTTTAAATAGATTGCTCATTGCTGGATATTTTTCCATAAAATCTCTACCTATTTCCGTTGTTAGTAGAGTATCTTGAGCACCCATTGCTGCACGAGCATCACCACCAGAGCGGTCAACAAGTGCATCTTTAACCAAATCAGCTTCCCATTTAGGTATTGAAAGAGACATTGCAAATTCACTAATTGCAGATTTGGCCTTTAGTCTATTTATGTTTGAAATATGACAAACATTCTCTTTGCCAAACTGCTTTATTAAAGAATTTATAACACCTTTTCTTTTTTCATCTGGGAAGTCAATATCAATATCTGGCAGGTCATCACGGGTTATATCAATAAATCGCTCAAATATCAATTTATGAGGTATTGGATCAACTTCGGTTATATCTAACAAATAACAAACTAAAGAGCCAGCTGCAGAGCCACGAGCTGGCCCAACCATCATCTTCTTCTTTGCTTTTATAACCATGTCTGCAACAATTAGAAAATAATCAACATAATCCTTTTTATGAATCATATCAAGCTCTCTTTCTAATCTTGCTTTATATGTCTCATTGTTTAGATTTATTTTCTTTTTCTTTGCACCCTCTGTGCAAAGCTGCTCAATTGTTTTATTTGTCTTAAAGTGAATCATTGGCGCTTTTGGTATTTGAACATCACATTGCTCTGCAATTTTATAAGTATTTGCAACTGCATCTTCTTGGCCTTTCCAAATTCGCAAAAATTCTTTTTCACTTAATATATGCTGAGGATATGTTTGTTCATTGAATTTGAAAGAATATCCATCACCATTTTTGCGTGCACCTGCCAAGCATTGATATATTACTTTATCTTGAGGGTGTGAATATCTATTTACATTCATTGCAACTTTTGGCAAGTCAATATCTAAATACATTGGCAATGTTTTTGGAGTTAGCGCAATATAATCCAAGCGATCAATTATTTCAGGAGCATCACAAATAACAATTATATTGTTTGATATTTTTATCAAATCATCAAGACTGATCATTGCCTTGTAATAGAATTTTTCAAATGAAGTTGTGACAAGCTCATTCAATTCTCTATATCCATCTTGATTCTTTGCAATAAAAGTATACCAAGCGCCAAATCTGCTCCTGACTTTTTCTTCAGGATTTTCAACAGCCATTAACTTAACACCAAATAATGGTTTTATATTATTTGTTTTGCATAACTTTTCAAACTTTACATGACCAAATGTATTATTGACATCTGCAATTCCAAGAATTCCTGTGCCATTATGATATTGAATAACATCATCCAACTTGCCAAATGTTTGCTTGAATGAATATTCAGTTTGAAGGCCAATATTAATCATCTTAAAATCTCCAGAATCCGTGTTGGTGGAGCCATTTGATGCATTCAACCATTGCAACAACATCTGTCTTTGCTCTGTGTGCTCCAATTATTTCAGATTTACCAGTTGCAATTTCATATAATTGATGCAATTTTAGACGTTTATTTTGGATTGGTTCTGAAAGCTCAACTGTGCAAAGTTGACGAGTTGGCCATGGAAATCTATATTGCAAATCATGACGCTCAAGTTCATAGCGTAAAACTCCAGAGTCAAAGCTTGCATTGTGAGCAAATGATATCTCTTCACCACGGATGAAATTGCACAAATCATCATATATTTCAATAAATGTTGGAGCATCTGAAACCATTTCATTTGTTATATTTGTAAGCTTTTGGATAAATTCTGGAATTGGGAAAGGAGGCTTTACAAGAGTATCAAACTCTCCAATTATCTCAAAATTTTCATTAAATTTGCAAATGTAAATTTCAGTCATAAAAGGTTGAAGATGTAATTTCGTTTGTTCAGGTTTCAAAAGTCCCGTTGTTTCTGAATCTAGGGCTATCATATTAATTCACCAGTTTTAAAGGCAACCAAATGGTTGCCTTTGATTTAAATTTTAAATTTTTACTAATTGAGTAACCAATGCCAAATTGCGCTCAACAATTCCAATTATGACATTTGTTCTAATTTCAAAATTCCAAACTACTTTGTTTTTGTTGTAGTATGGATTGCCAAATAAAACTCTCCAAGTCTCTTCACAAAATACATGTTTGTGATCAAGGTCATGTGCAGCCATTTGACTAGTGTAATAAGGGACAACAATATTTACAAATCCACCTGATTTCAAAACTCTCTGGAATTCAAGAAGCATTTTCACAGGGTCTTTTATATGTTCTAGAAAATGATATGCGTGAATTTGATCAACTGAATTATCTTCTAATGGAATTGAATCTTTGTCAGCATCCCAATCAGGATAATCTAGATTCATTGCACCACTTATAAATTTATTGCCGCAACCAACATTCAAAACTGAATTTTCAAATGGATTCAAGTCACCAATTGGCTCATTTATTTTTCTATCCATTCCTAATTGAAATAATTTAATTAGACTCATTTTTTACTTCCCTCCAATCTTTTCAGCAAGCTGTTTTTGCCTTTTTCCAAATATCGCATATCAATGATCATGTTTATCAAATCTTTTGCTTTTTCTAAATCTTGAATGCCATTTTTGTCCTGATGGCGAGTTATATATTTTATCACTGCACCTTCCAGTGATGGCAAATTATTATACTCTGCATATTCAGCTGGTTGAATCAATAATTTGCTATAGTGATCACCACCAATTTGAACATCAAGTGATGATTCAACTTCCAACTCGTCTCTATAATAAGCAGGGTCACATCCTAAAGACTCATGCAAAAATTCACCAGTATTTGGAACAACACCTTTTGCCCTATCATCCCAAAATTCTTTGAAGAATTTATGCTTTATGCAAGTTATTCCATTGCATGGAATATTGTGAATTTTAAGCCATTGCCAAATATATTTCTCAATACTTGTTTTATCAACTTTTGATTCATCTGCCAATCTAGCTGTGAATATGTATATTTGATGACCTGCACTTGCTGCTTTGTGTACTTTTTCAACCATTGCAGGAATTGGACTGCCAATGTGATCAATGCCTTTCCAACCATGATATTCAGCAAGAGTGCCATCTAAATCTACAGCAATTGCATATCTTTCCATATCAAATCCGCTGTTTATCCCACTCATTTTGAATTCCTTACCTGATCAATCAATTTCATCCAAGCAATTGTTTGCTCACCATCTTTTGCACAATTATTAACAATCTGCTCAAGCGCAGTTAATGCATAATGTTTTTGATTGCGCAGGAATGGCTCAACCCAAGGCTCTGCTTCAACAACAGTTGTGAACATTAATTCAGCCACTTCACGGAATTCACCTTGTGTCCGTGGTGATTGGCGGCTTTGTAACATATCAGATAATGTTCGCAAATTATATTTTGCCACAATGTTTGTACAAATATTAGTTGGCAACAATCCACGCGCATCTTCAATTGCAACGCCAGCATCAATCAAAGCATCATAGGCTTCATTTATTTTTGCCATTGCACCATCATAAATATGTTTTTGATATTCTGTCTTGATGCTTGGGCCAGTTATATATTCAAATCCAGATACATCCAAAATACGCATTGTTTGTTGAGCATAACTCCCCATTCTATTGCGGACAAATTGGTGAGTAAAAGCACGCGAAACACCTTCAATCATGAATGTGAAATCCATAAATTCCCAACTTGACTTAATTGTATTCACCATATAGTCAAGTTGTTCTTGTTTTTCAACTTCAGACATTTTTGAAATATCTTCAAGACCACCTGCGCTCATTTTCAAACGAGTTTGTTTTGTGAAAATGAGTAAATCCTTTGCACATTGAGTCCAATTTAATAAAGTAACTTTCATAGTAAGCTCCAGTTTTACAGCAGCTGGCAGCACTGCAATATTATTTAAGCCAGCCAATATATTTTAATGAAATAATTAATTGAAGTCTAGTTTTTATCAGCTCTCAACTTTGCCTTTTCATCACTATATTCAAAATTAGAATATCTGACAGCAAGTTTGCCAATATTTGCTTTTAAAGTATGCTCTCTTGTTATTCCTAAATTTTGGCGAATTGCTTCAAGATAAAATTCAATATCACCAAGCTCTTCAATTGCATTATCAAAGTCAATTGGTTTGTTGTAGAAAACATGTTTCTTAATTGCATCAACAAGCTCACCAACTTCACCAGACAAGCCAGTTGATCCATGCAATAGATCAATCTTTTTCAAGCCTTGATCACCATCTAATGTTTTCATAATTTCAGTTGGATTTTTCATCAATTTTGAAACCATATCTTTGTGATCAATATCTATAATTTTTGAAGTTTCCATTACTTTGCCCTTATTTTTTTTCTATCATAGCTATTTGATTGAATTAATTTTTGTATTGTGTATAAATCATCAAGAACATCATCAAGCAAAATGTTTTTCCAAATTGCAAATCTTCCAAGTGAATATATTTCAAGCACATCAGTTAAATCAAAAATATATCTCTTTCTCAAATCTTCATTAATTGGAGATATTTTTCCAAATTTTTGAATGTGAAAGTCTTTTTCAAATTCAACTTGTTCTTCATATAATCCAAATGATTTCAACACTTCAATCAGATAAAGCTCTTTATACTCTGACCAATCCCCTTCTTTGAATTCAACAATTATTTTACAACCTGTTAAAGTTGCTCTATAAATAGGAAATTCAACTTCAGGGTAATATATTGTTTGGTGCACATTTGAATCTTTTACAATTCCTTGTATTGTCAATATATTCTTAAAGCCAAAATCAACACTCTCTTTGAAGTTTATTCCAGTTATTTTTGGCATAAATCCAATTGGTGCTGTAGATATTATACCACCTTTGCGTTCAAAAATATCTTCAGTTGTGTGTATTGCAGTATCAGATATGTGAGTTATTTTTTCACCATATGTGACTCTTCCTTCACTTTCAAGCCTTTCAAGTAATCTTTTGTGAAAATCAGATGGTGCTAAAAAACGCTCAACACAATCTAAGTTCCATATTGATCTATTTGATATTTTACCAACTACTTTGGCAGAATACATATTTGCAAACATCGGGTTGCACTCAGAATAATGCAATCCTTTGTAATATATTGACTTGTAAACTTTTATAGTTTCAAACTCAATACCTGTTAAATTTGATATTTCCCGTGTTCTAAATCTTAGAACTGCTTTGTGATTATCAGGCCTTTCAGGCGCTCCTTCTAGGATTTGAGCAGTTGGATTTAATATTGCTGCTATGCAACCTGCCATTCCAGCTCCAATTATGTGCATATCAATCTCCTTTTCATTTTTTGTATTATAACGCTAAGTTAAGATCAAATAAATACCAGAATATAATTGTTTGGACTCTCCTATAGCCATAGGAGCGTGTTATTAGCTCTACTAGGTATATTATATAGCTAAAGGATAGCTCTCTTAGTAGCGTGTTTTTAAGGTGTTAAAAAGCCCACAATAAAGTGGGCTTTTATTTAAAATTGATCAATTAGCCTTGAAATTTACGCGCAAACTCAAGAGCTTGGATGGCAACAGAAACGTATTTTTTAGCTTGCTCTTCTTTCATGCCTTCTTTGGCACCAGATACAAATTCCATAACTTCAGCTTCAGTTGCATCTTTGTGATCAAGAAGCCATTCAAGAGTTTTTGCAACCATTGAACCACCTGAAGCACGGCCAGCAGCTTTCTTAGTTGCTTTTGGCAATTCAATTTCATTTTCTTTTGCCCATTTGCGAATTGAGGCAATTGCTTGCTTTTCACTGGTATCAGAAACTTCAGAAACAATTTTAACAACCATTGCATCAAGTTCTTCAGTTGTTGAAGGGTTGAACTCTTCACCTTCAAGAACGATTGCAATTTTTTCATCACGAGCTTTTGGAGAAATGCGGTGGCCAGATTGCTCCATTGCTTGGGCAAAAAGCTTTCCAGCTTCTTTAAATGTTACACCAGATTGGATGATATCAATTCGCATTTCATCATCAGTTTTACCAGCTTCAACACCAGCGTTAACAATCTCAAGAACTTTTTCTAATTTAGACATGGTAGACTCCGCAATATTTAATTCATTTAGCGCACCAAAAACAAATTCATTTTGTTGTGCTTTTGAGCGCAATTTTGATGGAATTGTAAAACCATTTGCTTCTGCAATTTCTTTCAAAGTTGCAGTTGGAAACTCAGATTCAGATGTGAATAGGAACTCATCTTGATGATCAATGGCAGTGATGTTGTTGCCTTTAGCCACAGCACGGAAATCTTTGTTAATTAGCACATTTAGGTTTTTCATGGTGATTCTCCAGTTTTGTTTTGTTTAACTCGTTCGCTATGATTAGTAATATAGAGAAAAACATTCAGAACGTCTACAATTTTTTCACAATTTCTGAAATTATTTTCTAGATGGGCACTCTCTGGAATGCCCTACTATGAAAGTAATTTGAAGTAAAGACTAATTAACTTTTTTGAACATGTGATGATGCCTTTCACAAAATTCATCAATTTCTTTTATTTTACTTGGTTCAGCAATCCAGTGCGTTTTATCAACTTTCCCAGGTATTCCAGGATATGATGCTGAACATTTTTCATCAAAGAAAAATTTTGCAATTTCCTCATGGTTTAAAGTTGTAACATAAAGCTCTGATTGGTCCATATAATTTTGAATGATAATCATAATATTCTCCAGTTTTTCTTCAATTCATTTCCTAACCCTATGTCAATCATTATACTTGAAAGAATTAAGAAGTAAACAACTTTTTCAACTTTTTTCAAATAAAAATAAAAAGCAACCTAAGTGGCTGCTTTTTATCAAAAATTATAGTCCAAAACTTTTGGATATTTTTCAGTTATGTTGACTTGTATCTCTTTTGGGCGCATCAGCAAATCTGAAATCTTGAATAATTCTGCAAGATTATCAGGTTTTTTCTGGTTTTTTGGCAATCTATACTTTACCCAATTCCGTGCCTTGTGGCCTGCAAAGCCCTTGTGATCATATGTTACCCACTCTTTGATTGTTGTTATTCCGCACTTATACTCAACTTTCAGCGAGCTTGTTGCGCCTTTCTTAGAGTGTATTGAATAAGCAACAGATGTGACAGTCAACCATTTAACTGGCTCTTTCATTATTACATCTGCAGAGCTTGCTTTTGCTTTTATTTTCTCCTCAAATTGAAATTCATAATCACAATTTTCACAGTGTTTTACCATTGCCCAGTTAAGCATCCCGCATTCTGGGCATTCTTTCATTATTGGCTCACCACCTTTTCCTTTCTTTTTTTGGCTTGGAACTTGGACGCAATTTATTGGCCCAAGATTCTCAACATTGCCAGCAAAATCCAATATCAAACAATTTGGCTTATCAGGGTGCACCCTAGCCCCACGGCCAAGTTTCTGCACATGCTTTACTGGAGATTTAGTTGGTGCCAAGTCAACTATTAAATCAATTTGAGGAACATCAAACCCAGTTGTGAGAACATCAACATTAACAACATAGTCATATTCAAGATTTTTTATCTTTGAAATTACTTCTTTTCTATCAATTTCCATCTTTGAATGAACCAAAGCAACTCTTTTGCCATAGCTTAAAATTTCACTTGCTATGTTTTCTGCATGCTTTATATCAATTGCAAAAATCAATCCAAGCTTTCTATTTTTATCAAATGCCATGACTTCTTTTATAGCTGCTTTTGTTATTGATTCTCTGTCAAATGCAATTGACAAATCTTTTTGATTATAATCACCTGCTGTTGTTCTAATTCCTTCTGATTTCGCATCTAGCTTCTCATCAGTTCCTTTCCCATACATAGGACTCAAAAAGCCTTCTTCAACAAGTCTATTATAATTTTTCATTGAAGATAAATCATAGACACACTTGTTAAATAATGCACCCTCACCTTCCCATAGATAGCCGTGTTTTAGTCTGTAAGGCGTTGCAGTTAATCCAACATAGTTAGCTTCCAGAGATTCTAGAAGACTTCTATACATCGTCTCGCTATTAATAGGAATTCTATGGCACTCATCAATTATTACAACATCAATATGCTGAAACATTTCAGGCTTTTTATAAATTGATTGAATGCCAGCAACTGTAATTTGCTCAATTGTTTTTGAGCTTAATCCAGCAGAGTAAAGGCCAATTTCAATCCCAAAGAAATTTTCCAATGCAGCGTGGTTTTGTTCTAAAATTTCACGAACATGTGAAAGTATCAAAATATTTGCAGTTGGGTGCTCTGATAGGTATAAATTGATCGTCTCACAGATTGTAAACGTCTTCCCACTTCCAGTTGGAAGAACAGCCACTGGATGGCTGCTCTTGTCTTCTTTGATTGAGTGAAATAAAGCCTTGCTGGATTCTACTTGATACCAACGAGCACTATATTCAGACATATAACCTCACAGCCTCTTTTATATAACCCTTCCCTAAATTAATACAATTTTCAATTGTATCATATGCTGCTTCTGCAGCTTTCCTGTCTTCAAAAGATAAAACATTTGAGTGTAGAGAACTTCCATTATAATATGCTATACAAATTATCAAAATTTTAAATTCACCCATCATAGCCCCCAGCCAAACTTGTGATATCGGCAACCTTTTAGCTGTTCATCATAGGAAATTTCTTTTCCAGTTTTTGAACACTCCCACTTTCCATCATTGCAGATATCAGACTTTTCACATGTTCGGCAATTTCTCTCTGGTTTATCTTCACCATGGCAAATATCTTTATATTCACACCATCTGCAAGCAAACCAAGTTTTGCTAAATTTACAAGCTGGAATTTCCTCAGACATTATTATGCCACTTGCTTTTCTGACCATATCTTCAGCAAAGCCCTTGTCATAATAAACTCGCTCAAAATAATAATCAGAGTCATTTTTATTATAAGCAGCATAAAGTGCTCTTGTTAATTTTGCATAATGCATATAAACTTGCATTTGTGCATAATGCAATGGCTTTGCTTCCTTAACTCCTTTCTTTGAAACTTCTTTGAAAGATTTGTCATTATGGGTTTTCATTTCAAGCAAATGTTCTGTTTTTGGAGCCTCTGGCACATTGTTGACACGTCCATCACAGTGGCCTTTAAAGTGCCCTGCAACATCAACAAAGCCTTCTTGTTTTTCACCAATTGCACCAGTCATTTCAGAAATATTATCATCAAAGCGATAAAAACAATTTATTCCAATTGATTTTAAATCTGAGATAATATCAGCTTCAGAAGCGTGCCCAACACGGAAAATTCTATTGACTCTTGGTGTGAATGACTTTTTGACAGCCCAGTGAAAGCTTAACCATAATTTACGCTCACACTCATCACCAATTGAACTCATGCCAAGATATGGTCTTGGATTCTCAGGTTTAATCACCTTGCAATCAATTTTGTGCTTTGTTGTATTTTGGAATTCAGGAATTGCTACCATTTTCAATACTCCAGTTTTATATTTTCACATTCATTATTGTTTATTTTTGCAACCTCTTCAATTGCTGCAAATTTAATCTTTTCACAAAGATCAATTTCACCAATATTAATTCCAACAATTTTTGAATATCCAGCTGGGGTTTCATCTTCACCAACAAAGCCAACGAGAAGTATTGCATCAAACCAAGGATTGAATCTTGAGCAACTTATGATAACTCTATATATTGTCTCTGGTTTCACTCTCAATTCTTTGTATGTTTTTGGCTTTTTGAAAAATTTCATCTTTTTCTCCAGTTTTGGTATTTTCTATAGACTCACTAAAGCCCATAGAAAATAGGGCTATTTCTAGCCCTATTCTAGCCCCTTATTAGAAGAGTTTCTTCTTGGCTGGCTTATCCCCTGTGCCAGAGCTAGAAGCACCTACAGAGCCATCTGCAGGCTTATAGCTGCGCACTTCATTTTTGGCATCTGTATAGCCTTGTTTCTTTTCTTTGTCACTTGGCCCCTTGACAATCAGCTTACACATCATTGGTTTTCCGTGCAGTTCAGCAGAATCCTGAATAACAGACAGTCCAACTGCTTTACAAATTGATGTCAACTCTTTCTCTGCAATTTCAACTGCAGTTTGACTCTCATTGACAAGATTCAAATTGCGGAAAAACATGCGGCCTTTTTGAGTTGGGCCAATTACTTCAAATTGAAGAGCGAGCATTTGACCAATTGATGGGTCTTCTGCATCTTTTGCTTTACTTGTCAATTTCATTTCTGATTTGATAATTTTAGCAAGGTATTCACCAGCAGGGATTGCTGTGAAATCGCCCATTTCTTCTTTGCCTTGGGTCTTAAATGCGCTTGGTAATAGTGCCATGATAAATCTCTCTTTTCCAGTTAATATTTAATTTACATAAACTTTATTTGGTGTTTATGCTAGGCCAATTTCTTTTGCAGCTTCTTTGATATCTTCCATTGAGCTTTCAATAATCCACTCAACTAAAGTTTCAACATCTGCATCATCAGCAACTTCTTGATCAATTTCTTCATCAAGTTTAATTGCCAATCCAACCAAGTCTTGTTTGTCAAGAGTTTTCAAAGTTTCTGCAAAATCAGCTTTATCATCTCTTGCTTCTTCTTTCCCCTTTGACATTGCTTTTTGTGCTTTTAACTCAGCTTCAGTGGCACGCGGCTCTGCTTTTTCTTTGCTGTGCTTGTCAAAAACTACTTTTGTTACCTTAGCATAACCAGCTTCTAAAAAAGCTTCACGCTCATTAATTGTTTCTGCTTGGCCACCATGGTTTATTTCTTCATTCCAATAATATTCTTTCTTGTTTAATTTGGAATCTGAATCAACAATGTCTTCAGAAATAGCTTTTTCCTTAGCTGCTGCAACTTCCATTTCTTTGACTTTTTCTTCAACTTCTTCACCAGTTTTTTCTTCAACAAATTTGCCACGAATTTTATCAGCAATTCGCTTCAAGGAAGGGGCTTCAAATTTGTCCAATTTGCCAGAGCGGTCTTTTGCTTCAAATTGAATATCACGAGAAGTTTGCAATACGCGATAATCACCACCATCTTCATCTTGAAGAACTCGCAAGCAAAGAACTTCATCAAATAAATAAGGTATTGAATTACCTAGTTTTGCACCTGGCATCATTGGTGAATATACAACAAGACCAGAATAATCATCTTTGATTGGAGTTTGTTTTGATGCCATGTAGACATTATATGAAGGCAAATCACGGAATGCTCTTAACAATGAGCTAACACGATTATAAAGCTCACCATATGCCTTGCGTGGGTCTTTTGCAGCTTCCAATTCATTTGCAAGAACCACTTCTGCAATTTCCGTGATGGAGTCTAGTGAAATCCACTCCCATTGCGGGTCATCAATTTGATCAAGAAGCATCACATAAACTTCTTCAAGCTCTTCAATAGTTGCAACTTCAACAACATCACAAAGCTCTGGCATAAAGTGCGGGTTAATCTCTTTCAACTCATCATTGTTCAAAGAAAGCAAACCTGACTCTGCTGAGATAATCAAAGTTGTTTCACAAGCAGTTGCTGCTAAAACAGTTTTACCAGTGCCAGCAGGGGCATGGACTAGAATCTTAATGCCATTGTCTTTGATGGCTTCTTTGACTTTAACAATTTTAATTGCCATGTTTCACTCTTCCTCATCTTCTACAAAATTATTTTCAGCAAAATCTAGATACTCAAGAATTTGCAACTTTTCACCAGCAGGTAGATTGAGAGAGTTATAAACAGCTCTTGCAATCTGCTTGTGTTTTAAATTAATTGGTGGAGAATTAAAATTGCCCTTTTGATCAATATAATAATAAAGACCAATTTTTGATATTGGTTCACCAGAGCCATTTTTATCAAAGAATTGAACATTATTATACAAATCAGCAATAGTTATACCATTGCCTGTGAGCTTTTTATATTCCTCATCAGTCAAACCAAAATGCTTTTGCATTATATTTTACTCCAGTTACCAGTTGAAGCTTGTTAGGGCGTTTTGGTTTGTTTGAGACTGGAAACTCAAACTACACCCTAACAAGCTAGGTCTTTAATTATAAGGATTTTTAATTCCAATAAAAGTTTATTTCTTATCTTTAATACTCAATGTTGGAGCAGATGGTTTTTCAACAATGCAATCCCACAATTCTGATTTTTCTGAAATTTTTGCCAATGGAGTTTTGAGAAGGTTTGGTTTGAATTTAATGCAAGATTGCTCAAGCTCATCCAAATCACCCCAAATATTCTCAAGAATTTCTTCATCAAGAGATAAAGTTGTTTTTGAAGATGCTGTCAAAATAGAATGCCCAATATCAACTTTTTCAGTAAATTGACCTTGGCGGCCTTTGAATACTTCTTCACAAATTTCTTTGCGCAATTTCATTTCATCTGCTTTCATTTTCTTTAAAGCAGATTCCAAATCGCTCCAAGTTTCAATCTTTTCAGCTAATGTTAATGCCATTTTATGATACCTTAATTTGATATAATTTTTTATTAAGACTTAATAATTGAATTGCATTATTTTGCTCTAATTCAAAAATCAAATCAACAGTTGTTTCATATCCAAATTCACTTGCAATTATTGATAGTGAATTCTGATCAATTGTGTCCTTCCCTGTGCGCTTTCTACGCTTCAGCTGGTTTAATATCTTTTTCACAATATTCCTTGTCAATTTCAGAAGATATTGAATTCATCATATCTTCATAGCCACCAATTGCTTCATCAAGCATTTCAATTTGTAAATTTTTATCAAGAGAAAAATCTTGAGCATAGTCACTTGATAAAATTGCAGTTGTGCCAACAGTTGCCATTGCTTTTAAAACACAAGAAATCAATTTTGGTTGCTTTGATATTTCAAAACCAAGTTTTGTTAACTCGCGCTTAAACCTTGCAAAATCTTCATTTTCCTGCATTTAAATTGTGACCTTCTGCTGTGCTTACATATGTATCAATATGCTGGCCATCAGGGAGCCAAACACGGATTTTCTTCACAGTTGTGAAAAATGAAGTTGTGCCAATGTTTGAATATTCAAGACCATTTACAAACTCATAACATTGATATGTTGAGCTGAGATGATCTATCATTCTTTGGTCATTGTTTACTTGTGCAGTCACAAGCGTGTCATAAAGCTCTTCACTATTACAACCAATTGTGTTTTTAGTTACTGCTGCTGTTGCTTGAGTTGCCATCAACAGACTTGCAATTATCAGAAGTTTTTTCATTTTCAATTTCTCCACCACATTGCCAGCAAGTGGTATCAGTTTTATAAACAGAGTTCAAACAATGAGGGCAAATAACTTGCCCTTTATATGGCTCATCATTCATCTTTAACTCCATGAAGAATCTTCATTGCATCTTGTAATAAATTAATTTCAGTACCAAGATGCTCTGCTAACATATTAATTGCATTTTTCTTTACAGTCTTTTGTTGAATTTCAAGAAGGTGATCATTGAACTTATCTTCACGTAAATTCATTTCATTGTAATTTGACATATCTACTTTTTGCACAATCCATTGATAGTTGATATTTGAATCAACATCAATATTTGGAACTTTGTGCACTTCAGTAACAATAGCAATAGTTAAGCCAGAGTGCTCACCTTGGATTTGATAGTTTGGCGTGTTCACAACAGCATAATCACCAACTTTGAAATCTTCCGTGGTTTTGTAGGTGTATGTTTTATTTCCATCTGAAAAATGAACGCCGATTGTTTTGCAATTTTCCATCAATACAGCTGCAATATTTTTAGTCTTCATGTTTTGTTCTCCAGTTTTGTTTTCTTCAATTTCAACCACTTTTGAGTGGCAATTAGGATTCTGCAATTTTACGTTTAAATTTTTACCAATTAAATTCCTAAAATCCATTCGATTTTGATTAATTGACTTAAATCTGTCATCTAAATCAGAAAATAAATTTAACAATTTATTTGCGCGATAAAAATTCATATTGCCTTTCACAATGCCTTCTTCTGGAATATCACCACAATCAAGTAAAATATTCCAAGTATATTTAAGATGAGTCTTATGTGACTCATGATCAGCAATCCTAACAGAACCCATCTTTGTATCTTTGAATTTCAAATAAACAGAATCATACTTTGAAATATGATAAATCCAGACACCATATTTTTCCATTGCGTTTATTACTGATTTGGCAATAATCTTTATCTTTTTATTATTTATTTGATTAAGATTCCAATTTCTTGCAATTTCAAAATTGCCAAGCATTTGTTCACACTTGAATTCATCAGAGACTCGCATACTAAACCTCTTTCAATCTATAGTGAAATATTTTGCGAAATTGAGGAAGTCCCATTTGTGTTTGCTTAACTGAAACTTTCTTTCTTGTTAGCAAATTCTTTTTGAAAAGATTTGCTAAAACATATCGCACATTTTGAGCAATGCTGAATGACTCACAATTAAGCTTTCTATAATGTGCAAGCAAGTCATCATCATTTGAAATTATATATTTTCTTGAATTTGTTTTGAAAAATTCAAGCATGTGTTCTTCAGTTGTTGATAATTTTTGCATATCACTTCTCCAGTTTGACAACTTCCAAATGATTCAACTCATTCACTTGGTAAAATCTGTGACCAAATATAGTTTGTTTCATATGGTCAATTGAAGTTGAATTGCAATTCATGATTCTGCACCACTCTTCATGACCTATATAGATACAACATTCTTCATTTGGCTTTTTTGAATTTTTAGCAATATTGGAAAGCAATTCCCAAATTTTATTAAGAATTTCCATTACTCAAAAACCTCATCTTTAATGCCAAAATGACGCACAGCAATTCTGTACATATTTTTATATATTTCTTCAGGAGTTGGATTATATTCAATCGTCAAATCTTCAATCAAGCCACCTTCCAAATCCAATATCAAATCAATTGCATCAAGATGTATTTTTTGAAATTTCTCTAAATCTAGATTATAGCCTCTTGAATCCAACTCGTTCTTTATCATTACATATCTGCAAATAAGCCAGTCTAGCTTGTTGTAGAAAAATTTACAATGTCCAGCACCTAGCACATATTCACTTGGAATGTCTTTCACATCTGCAATAGTTTTGCCAGATGCATAGAGCTTGCGCACTGCTGTGAATATCCGTGGCAGTTCTTTGTATTCTGCCATTAGGTGCTTATTAGTCAACGCTGATTGGTCAACTAGGTTGATGCGTGTCATTTGTAAACTCTCCAGTTTGGATAAGGGCTGGCAACCTTATCAATTCATTTAACTGCCAGCAATGTTACTATACGCCCAATTAACTTTGAAATCTAGTATTCAATATGCCAACCCCAAAGAGGCGCACCAAGTTTCTTGTTTGTTTCTTGAAATTGTCTTATTAATTTTGATAAACCAAAATTTGAAATCTGCTGGTTGACAATTTGGCTCTTAAACTCCCAACCATCTAGTTGGCAATAAATGCGCAAGACTCGTTTGTTTTTGACCTTCTCCCAGAAATCAAGCACACCACGGTCAAAATCATCAAAATCACAAGATGATTCTGCAGTCTTAACCATTTTTTCAAGTGACCATTTGCCATCATTGTAAAATTCACGCTCTGCAGCTTTATAGCCTCTGTCACGCCCAGTAAGTAGTGCCATCTTATCTCTCCAATTAAACTAAACTTCCAACCCTATGTCAATCATTATACTTCAATTTTGAACAAAGTCTACACTTTTTTGAAAATTTTTGGAAATTTATTTCTAGCAGCATTAATTGACTTTTCATCAAAGTGCCTGACAATTGCATAATTTCCTTTTTTAGATGTTGTATTTAAAGGAAGAACATGCCAGTCAATATTGTAAGGAATGCGCCGCCAGCAAAGTTCAATAAAGCCACGCACAGACTTCTTTGGAACATGGAACCATAACATACCAAGACCTTCAACGCAAAAACCACGGCTACAATTATCCTTTAGTAGCTTTTCAGCTTGATATATGTTCATCTTGCAACCCTATAAATAACTGCAACATCCAAAAGCACAGTCAATATATTTGACAGCCCCCAGCCATATTGTTCAACTAATATGAATGTGATCATGATAAATTCTCTTTTCAAATTCTATTTAATGTGTCTATAGATGGTTGCAGGTTGGAACCCCACAACTCAACAATAACTGCTTTGCGGCAATCTTGGTAAATTATTCTTGATGGATTTTGCCAGAATTTGAAAACTTTTCCAAAAGCATCTATTCTATGTTCATTATAGACTGCTTTATATTCAACATCAATTGCAATAAGTTTATCAACAAATAAAGAAAACTCATATTTCAAAGTGCCCAAATTTTCACTTTTGACCAAAGCAATTTCATAATCACTTTTCATAAATTGAATAAAATTCATTTTATCAAATTTTGAATTTATAAGATAATTATGGTATTTTCTCATATTAAACAACTCCTATTTTCAATAAACTATTTACTTTCAATAGTGCTATTTAAAGCATTGCAAATTAACTCTGCTTGCTCTTTTTCAAAGCACTCACACATTTACAAAAAATTTCCTTGAATTTGGTCACAAGGAACAGAAGTATCAATCACTGTGTATTCAAAACAGCAGTGGCCACTTTGGCTCCCTTCAATTACTTTATAACGTTTCATATTAAACAACTCCTAAAACTTCAAGCGCACATTTAACTGTCATTGGATGGTATTTGCCACCTTTCATTGATTTATGACCTTTGCGATTCAACTCCCGTGCTGCGCCTGCAAATGACTGCTCTTGTAAATATGCCAATTCAATATAAAATCTTTGGCTTTCCCAAAACTCAAGACACTTCTTTTGATATGCCTCACCGCCATTAGTACCTTGATGCATCATTCAAACTCCATAACTGCATTTTCAATTATTTTTCCAATTATCTTATTGCCAATAAATTCAATAAGTGGCGTGACATCACTGCCTTCAACTTTCAAAGACAATAATTCATACTCTTCTGGAAAATATTCCATTTCAAAAGACGAATTTTGTTTTGGTGTATAATTATAGGTAACATCAAACTCAATTAACTTGTCTTCAATCTCAAGTATAATTACTTCACTTTTCATATTAAAGGCCCACCAATCTCATTGCACATCTATTGGAACAGCAAGGATAATTGCCTTGCATTACAAAATCTTTCTCTGCAATTTTCTTTCCACAATTCTCACAATTTGTGAATCCATCAAATGCCTCATAAAAACCAATTTTGTTTGGGAAATTTGGGTGGAAATATTCCTCACCTTTTGATGGAAATTGCAGAGCAGTTGGATCATGAATTTTACCATTATTATCTTCCAACCACCAATGTGGCTCTTTATTTGGCCAACTAGGCTCATGGTACCACCCACGGACTAATTTCAATTCATTTGGAAATTCTTCAAGAAGTTTTTCACACTCTTCTTTACACTTACCTCTGAATTTTTTATAAAAATTTTGGTATGAAATATCTTCAAGCTTTTCAAAATAATCAGGCTCACTGTCCCAATCATTACCAATTGGTGAGAACATGTGATCACAACCAAGGTCATCAATTATTACAAAATAATCACCACATTCAAAATCAATTTTGTAAATTTTACCAACTGTAATATTTGACTTTCCATCATCGATGCCAAAGCAAGGCTTTGTACATAATAAATACATTTCAAACTCCCCAGTTTTATTTTAATGTTTTCAAGGCCCATTTATTGGCCTCAATAGCACAGGTGAAACTTTTATTCACTTTGTTGCTAGGCTTTTTCTTTTCAAAAGCGCTAACAACAAGCACATTAAAAGCTAGAACAAATTCAACATCCCACTTTTTCTGCCTTTCAATGTTGATACAAGTTTTGCCAAAATCACTTAAACCAAGCATTTTTGAAATCTCCAGTTTTATTGACTGTTTGTAGTATACGCCCAGTTAAGCTTCAAGTAAACAAAAAAAACTACCATTTAACTACTTTAAACGCACAAGGACTATCCCCTATAATAGCTAACTCCTATTTATAGGCGCTAAGCCACTCCGCTGCCCATAGCCTTGGGCAAATCCTTTACTATATAGGGCATACTGGAATAAAATGAGACTATCTATAATTAGCACAGGCGATGCTAGACGCACTGTTGCAGATTCTGTTTTTGATGGAACCTTCTCAGAGCTGGCAGAGAATTTTTCAACCTATAGACCAAACAAAAGTAAACATGATGGGTATATAGTACGTGGCGAACTCCACGGCAAAAGATCAAACATTAACTTGCCCCGTGCTGAGATTCTTGTACTTGATGGTGACCAAACTGGTTGGGATTCTAAGAATATTGAAAACCCAAACTCAGCACCAAACCCAAAAATACTTCATGATTTTCTGGTTGAGGAAAACATTAACCACTTTATCTACACAACGCACAGTTATGCACCGCCAGAAAAAATAAAATGGCGATGTGTTATTGAATGCCCTATGGAGGATAAAGGGCAATTGAAACCAACGCTTCAAACTCTTTTTGAATTCTTGCACAAAAATGAATATCCATTATTAAATGTTAAAGAAAACTGGACTTGGTCACAGCCTTGGTTTTTCCCAAATAGGGATGAGGATGATGGCAAGTTTATTTTCTTGAAATATTTAAAAGGTGTTCCATTTTTAGCTCAAGAAGCTGATGTGGTTTCAACTTCTTCACTATTAATCAAAAACGCTCCTATTAAGTATGATTCAGAAACATCATACAGAGACAACGTGTCTGCAATTCGTGAAGGCATATCATACTATAAAGAGTTACAAAACATTCTGTATGGTATGGCTAAAGATGGACGCGCAAAAGATGTCATTGAGGCTGATGCTGAGATGATTATGCTTGCTAGTAAAGCAGCTAATCCAAACCACCCAGAGCATGAAAAATGGCAGCAACGCTATGATCAAATCCCAACTTATGTTCAACAAGCAGTTGATTGTGAGAAAGAGGATGATGATTATGTTGATTTGACTGATATTGAAGTAAAAGATTCACAAGTCCAACATCACAATTTGGATTTTCCACCTGCATTAGCTGGTGAATTGTGCAAAAACTTCTATGAAATGTCACCTCACCCAAATGAAGAAATTGCATTAGTTGGGGCAATTGGCTTAATTGCTGGAATAGTTGGCCGCAAATACAATGTTTTAGGCACTGGTTTGAACATTTATGCTACTCTTTTAGCAGATTCTGGTGTTGGTAAATCTGTTATTAAGAACGGTGTTAATAAGGCTTTGCGTGCTTCTGGCATTATGCAGGCTGGAACTTACTCTGGAGCAAGCCGATTTACTGGCCCTAAAGCTATATTTGAGATGCTTTCTTTGGGCATGTCACGTGTTTGTGTTATTGAAGAAGCTGGCTTGGTTAATGAATCTCAGGCTGGTGACACTTCTGGTATTAATAGAGCAATGCTTGATTTATATACTTCAAGTGGCGCTGGTGAATATGCTGGTGGTGAAAACTATTCAGACTCAAAGCAAAATATACCCGTGCTTGCCAGTCCTGCATTGACAATAGTTAACATTTCAACACCAAAATCTTATCTACAAGCAATGAAAAATAAAGGCTCTGAACTGTCTGGTGAAATTGCACGTATGTGGTTGACTCGAACTTTGCGTGAGAAGTCCTATTTGAATGTTAGCAGAAGAAAGGATTTTGACAAGGATGTGCGCAACAGAATTAATGAATTAATCCAATTTTGCATGGACAAGCAAGACCCAAATAAGCCAGATAAAGTAATTGATATTGAAATTGATGGTGTTGATTTACAGAAAGAATCAAACTATTGGGTTGATAAAGAAAATGAATTCAAGAGCCAAGGTGACACATTAAGACGCACAATTGCTTCACGTGCATTTATTAAAACAGTTAAATTAGCAGCTATTGTTTCAGTCTTCAATGGCTATAGTTCTATTGATAAAGATTCTTTCAATTGGGCCAAGAAAGCTGTTGAAACTGAAATGATGCTCATTCAGCAGACATTTATGTTTGAGGCTACTGATGATTTATCTGAGCTTGTTTTAAATACTATTTGTCCAGTTATATTGAAAATGGTCAAAGGTGGATACCAAACTGTTAAAATATCACCAAATGCAGAGCTTAGAAAAAGAGGCATGTTCACGCTTCAAAATATAAGCCAAGCCATGAAACAGAATAAATTGTTGAAAGAATTGGATGATGATACAAGTAGGGCTAATCCAAAAACAGGTATTGAGAAAGCTATTGAATACATGATTCGCAATGATTTATTGTTTGAATTGAAGGGTGAAGTGTTAGTTAACACAAGAAGAAAAACAAGAACCAAGTCCAGAAGACTCTATCAGATTACAGACTCTTTCAAACTTGCAATGGAAGATAATGTGTGAAAAGTAGTTTTCAAGTAATAAAAGAGATTGCAAGTCCTTGTTTTATAATGAAAACTCTAAGGTAGTTTCTGTTAAGTATATGTTTTATATGATGAAATCCGAGAACAGAGATTGGTAGTTTTTTCAATATATCCAGTTAAGTGTATGAAAATAAAGGGAAAAAGCGTGAAAAAGCAAGGTAGTTTTGCTTTCTGGGGTGTGGGTGCCTAAGAGGGTGTCTCGCTAAGAATTGAACTACCTTTATCACCCGTGATAGAGAAACTTTATAAATAACATATACTTAATAAGAGTTTAATTAGTAGTTTATTAGTATATATATAGTATAATAAACAGAGCCTTACACAATTGGAGTGTAAAATGATTATTTCAAGTAATTATCCAACTGTTTTTGCAAAGCGTCTTGCAAGAAAAGTTGGTTTATATGATGTAAAGTCAAATCTGGAATATAGATTGACAATAAGTGATTATGAAGAAGATGAGCTGGACCAACACAAGACATTGGCTGAATTTCAACAAATGGCAATAAGCTCAAAATTTGAGGATTGCCTCATTGCATTCCACGGACAAAAAATAAATAAGAAACAAAGTGATGCTTTGCAGATAATTCACAAATCAACTGTGCCTTGGCTATTAGGTCATGTTGCTGGCCAACTTACTGAAAAGATAAATTCAAGCAATGATAAAGATTTTGTTGATGCTTGTGAGTCATTAGTTGAAATATTACTGAAAGAACAAAATGGAACAGGTGGAAATGGAATATCAAAAACAGGTGCTAGAAAACTTCTGATAAAATTGAAAAGTTAATTATTGTTCAGTTGTGCTATTTACTTCCTATAATGTTAGGCTCTATAATTAAGGCTCTTTACAAGAATGTTGTTATTAATTTCACTGTTATGCTGCTAAGGTGGATATTATGTAAACTATTATTGATTAAAGAGTCTTTGCTGAAGTTATTGGGCAAGAGTTGTAACTTGCCCAATAAAGTTCTTTTAAGAGGCAATGCACAGATTCAACCAGTGATTGATTTATAGCGTTGAATATATGAATCAATTAAGCTGCTGTGTTGCGCCTTAAAAGAATTTAGGTCAGTTGGCAGATATTGGTAATTGCCCAAATGTGATTTTTGAGTCACATGGTTCAAGGTTCAAATCCTTGACTGACTGCCAGAATTAAAAGAGTTGGTTGCTGTATATCTCGCTCGCTGCGTTCTCCAGTTTGCAGCAATCAACTCTTAACCAATTTAATGCACCCTTAGTTCAATGGATAGAATAATTGCCTTCTAAGCAATTGGTTATTGGTTCGATTCCAATAGGGTGTGCCAAATTATGGGTTGTATAGTTCAATTGGATGGAACAAGTGTGCAGCTGCAGTAAAAAGAGACACTATTGTGTAGGTTCAAATCCTATATGGTGCACCATTTAACAAAACTGGAAGATTGTTATGAATAATTTAGAAAAAGATTGTGAAAGATTGATTGATTATTTGGGCGATCAAATAAATGAAGATTCTGTTCAATTTATAAAGAACACATTTGCAAATATTGAAAAAGAACAACAGTCAAATTCAATTTATCCTCAATTTAAAAGAGTTGGTGATTTTGAAATCTCTGAAGGTGGATTAAGCAAGCTCGATTACTTTGCTGGGAAGGCTTTGGGAGTAATTGACTTTTCACTTGTTGAGACATTTGGCAGTGAAAGTGTTTCTCAACAGGTTTATGACATAGCTGAAGCCATGGTTGAAGAGTCCATGAAAAGACAGCTAAATATAGAATAATTCAATAATGGGCTTGCTGGCCCATTTTGCATATCTGGTGAATTATGAATATACAACAAGCAATAAAACACATTGATGAAACAAAGGAAGAACTTGAATTAATTATCATGGCTGCAGGAATACCAAAAAGCAGGATTGCATTTGCCGTCTCTGCACGGACAGTCAATGGCTGTTTTGAAATTTTAATGGAGATGATTATTCTTCCTGAGGCAACTCCAATAAATATTACTTTGGATTTTCACAGTGGTAATCAATTTACAATTCATTAGTTGAAAGGAAAATATCATGGGTGGTTTACTTCAAAGATTTTTTGAATTAGCATTTAATGGTCTAGCTGCTCTTGGCTTCCAAGATTATTCAGAAATGAATAAAAAGCTAGGTGTGCAATGGGAGGCTTCAAGGCTGATAACACTTGGTGATGGTGCTCTTATTTACTCAGTTATTAAAACTGGCCAATATCCAGTTGATCTAAAGAAGCGTGAGTTTGCATATTCAGGCTTGGGAGTTGTGGCTAATATCTACCTATCACCAGAATATACTGGTGGTGTTAGTGACCCATTATATAACATGAGGCCTTCACAGGGACAACCTGAAACGCAATTATTATCAGCAATTACATTGGTGAATGGTAATAAAGGCACTAAGTGTGGTGCAACTATTTATGCAATAGGCAACACATCAAACCAAGGTCAAGGAAGCACTTCACTTGCATATGCAACGAATAGAATTCTTGAGCCAAATTCAGAGTATTTACTTGAAATACTTTCACTAAGTGGGCAAGATGTAGCTGCTAGAATTGAATTTTATGAAGGCAATCTTGACCTTCCAAGAAAAGGGTTTGTTTAAATGAAATATGAAACTGGAAAATATTACAAATTGGTTTTAATCTCTGGTGATTTTGCAATTGCTAGATTTGATCACAGCAAACAACACAATGATGTTGGTTTTATGTTTGCTCAACCAGATGGATTTGGCTTTATGTCAAGAGCAGATTTATCAGGTGTTGCTAAAATAATTCCATTGGAAATTGTTGAAGTTGATACTGATAAGAAAAAGGAAATTTTCTCACTGATTCAAAATGCAAACAATATTGTTGCATATTCATTCAGCTGTGTTTATCGTGATGATTCAACATTCACTAAATTCCACAATGACTGGAAGCCTGCAATGCTTATTGGTGAAATGGCTTGTGCAAATAAAATGGTGATTGATGATGAATTCAAATATCACAGAAAGGTAGAGAAAAATGGAATTGATAATAATTAAAATTTTTATTTCAATATTTATTACAGCGCTTATTTTTTCAGCTTTAATAATTGCATCATTTGTCATATATTCATTTTGGCACATATTTAAAGGAATCAGATTGGAATGGAAGAAAAGATAATATTTGCTGGACTTGCATTTTCAGCTTTTGTCTGGGTCTTGAATGATATTATTCTTGACTGGTTTTTGATTTTGAATACTTGTGGTGGAATTGGATAATGGTTCATGCACTAAACAAAGGTAAAGCTGGGGAAAGGGAGTTTTGCAAGTGGCTTGAAGATAATTTGTCAATAATCACAAGCAGAAACCTAGACCAAGCCAGAGAAGGTGGTGCTGATGTCACTACTGATGACTTTTTATTTGAAGTTAAGCGCAGAGAAACATTGGATTTGCAATCTTGGTGGAATCAAGTGGTCAAAGCTGGCACCCAACCACGGAATAGCCATTTAATTCCAGTTGTCTGCTATAGACAAAATAGAAAGCAGTGGCAATTTTTAATATCTGCAAAGTTCATTGGTCTTGAAAAAGGCTTTATTCACCTTGAAGAAAGAGTTTTTAGGCAGTGGGCCAGTGAGATAGTTAAGGGGCTTGCGAGTAATTCCCCTTTAGATGTTTAATTTGTGGGCTATTTCCCACAGAGCCGTGGCCTAGCCTTACTTTAATAGTAGGGCTAGGCTTTAGGCGTTAAGCCGTTAGAAAGCCTTAGAGAGTGTATTAAATGTATGAAGAAAATGGCGACTTAACAAGAGAAATTGAATTATCTGAGCCACAGAGTAAATTATTCACAACAGATGCTCCTTTTCCTCTTTTTTGTGCTGGTTTTGGCTCTGGCAAATCACTGACAATGGGCCTTAAAATACTTGATGATTTGGATATTGCTGATGGTGTAAAGATTGGTGCATATGCTCCAACCTATGACCTTTTAAAGATGATTACAATTCCATATCTTGAAGAATTATTATATGATGCTGGTGAGCCATATAAATTAAACAAATCAGATTATTTCTTTCAACTGTCACGTGGTAGGCGCATATATTGCCGCTCAATGGATAATCCTGCTAGAATAGTTGGTTATGAAGTATTAAGAAGCCATGTTGATGAGCTTGATATACTTAAAAAGGAACAGGCTGAAACTGCATGGAATAAAATAATTGGTCGTAATAGGCAGAAAATAGTTGTTGATGGAAAGATAATTAGAAACTGTGTAAATGCATATTCAACTCCAGAAGGTTTTAACTTCTGCTATAATAGATGGATTAAAAACCCAGTTGAAGGCTATGAAATAATAAGAGCATCAACATACAGTAATGCTCATAATTTGCCACCTGACTATATTCCAAATCTAATTGCATCATATCCACCACAATTAATACAGGCATATTTAGATGGTGAATTTGTAAACTTAACAAGTGGTGCAGTATATCCTAGATTTGATAGAAAACTAAATCATTGTGATGATGTTGTTAATCATGGTGATCATTTACATATTGGTATGGACTTTAACGTAAATCATATGTCTGCTGGTATACATGTTATAAGAAATAATGAGCCAAGGGCAGTTGATGAGATAACAGATGGTAGGGATACGCCAGATGTTTGCCAAATAATAAAAGAACGTTATCCAAATCACAAGATAACAATATATCCAGATGCATCAGGAAAAGGAACAAGTTCAAAGTCTGCATCAAAATCAGATATAACAATAATAAAAAGCTTTGGTTTTGATATTCTTGCTCCAAATAAAAACCCATTTGTGAAAGACAGGGTTGCTAGTCTTAATGCTGCTATTTGTGATGGTAATGGATATAGAAGATATAAAGTCAACACAACAATGTGCCCTGGAATTACAGAATCACTTGAACAACAAGTTTATAATAAACAAGGTGAACCAGATAAAACAGCAGGCAAAGACCACCACTGTGATGAAGTTGGATATTTTGTTAATTATAATTGGCCAATTGTTGCAAAACGCGCTGAATTGAAAACAATGTCTATGCATATAAGAAGGTAGTGATGAAAGGATTAATTCACAAATATTATCTTGAAATTTACAAAACTGATTTGAAAGTTTGCTTTCACCAAGAAACTATGGAAGCAAAATGCAAAGAAGACCTTTCAAATTTTGGTGGATATGTATGGTGGCCTAAGCAAGACAATGTTATATGGATTTATCTGCCTAAAAAGAAACATGGAGGATTAGATGTTGAGTGTTGTGCCCATGAATGCTACCATGCTGCTGATTTCATATTTCAAAGAACAGGAATGGAAACATCCAACAATAACAGCAATGAACACATGGCCTATTTAATAGGCTTTCTTGTAAACAAAATATTTGATTTATTAATTGAAGATGAAAGAGTTGAAAAATCATTGATTAATAAGAATTTGGAGAAATAAAATGAGCAAAGCTGTAGAGACACGTCACCCAAGTTATGAAATAAAAGAATATGAGTGGAGGCAGATGAGAGACACGGCAGATGGAGCATCATCTGTCAAACGCTCAGCAGCTCTTTATTTACCAGTTCCTGCAGCAATGTTCCAAAATCCAAGTGAACAAGCAGGTGTTCCAAATAGTAGTGGTTTTGAATATAACCGTGGTGGTGCTGGTGATAGGGAGCTTATCAACAGAGCACCTTGGAATCATCCAATTGCTGCATATTCTGCATATTTACAACGTGCTCGTTTTCCAGATATTGTATCATCAACTAAAATTGGCCTAATGGGTGTTGCTACTAAAAAACAACCAACAATTGATTTTCCAAGTGAGCTAAAGCACCTTGAAGAAAAGGCAACAACTTGCGGGTTGACTCTTAGTGATTTTTACAAAAAGTGCATTGATGAAGTTTTAACAACTGGACGTTTTTCATTTTTAATAGATATTGTTGACAATAAGCCATATTTTGTACCATATGTTGCTGAATCTTTCATAAATTGGAAGCAAGATGGTGATAAAGTAAAGCTTGCTGTTTTTGAAACATATCAATATGGTAATGATGATGATGAATTCTCACAAGATGTTAAAAAAGTTCACTTTGTTGGCAGAATAAATACTGATGGTGACTATGAATCTCAAAAATATGTTGATGGAGTTGCAATTGAAGACCCAATTGTGCCAAGCCTAACTGGCAAAAAGTTTGAAAGAGTTCCATTAGTTGTTGTTAATGCAACTGATTTAGGAACTCAAGTTGACACAACTCCAATGCTTGGTATATCAGATATTGCTATTTCAATATATCAAAAAGAAGCAGATATGGCAAATTCTGAATTTGTAACATGTAATCCAATGCTTGTTTTTATAGGTATTGATGCAGGTTCAGCACCAAGTGTTGTTGGCTCTAATGTTGCATTTGCAATACCTGACTCAGATGGTGATGCAAAATATGTTGAGCCAGCAGCAAATTGCCTACAACACATGAGTGTGAGAATAGAAAATCTATTCAAAGAAGCAACAATGTATGGAGCAGCACTATTAGGTGGCTCAAACAGAGCAGAATCCACTGAAACCACACGGATGAAACAAGAGGCATCTGGCGCAAGCTTGAAAACAATTGTTGATAGTGTTGAGAAAGGAATTCACCAAGGATTAAACATGATTCTTGATTTGACGAATTCAAATTCTGAATATACTTTTATTGCAAATAAAGAATTTACAGACTTGAAGTTGACTGCTCCTGAAATAACTGCTCTTGTTCAATCTTGGCTTAATAAAGGCATTAGTTATGAATCATATTTCTCAAATATGAAGAAAGGTGGCTATATCCCTGAAGATAGAACAATTGATGAAGAGCGTTCAATGATTGAAAAAAATCCTCCAATGATGAGTGAATAATTATGGCAGGATTATTTGATGATATTATTTCAAGACAAATTGGGATTGAGCGTACAAAAGCAGGTGAAGTGAAAAGACTGCGCAAAATATTAAAAGAGCTTGATAACAATATTGAAATGAAGTTTAGAAATTTGCCTGAGAATTATACTCAGGCTCAACTTAACAAATTGCTAAAGGAAATTAGATTAATTACTATAGACTTTTACAATGATAAGGTTATAAAATATCACAAAGAAATTATTAATGGCGCTGTATCATCTGAAGTAGATTTTGCCCACAACATTGTGTCAAAATATTTAGCAGTTGGAATTGTAGCAAAACCAGATAAAAAAACAATTATTGATGAAGTTATTTCTACAAAATATCAAGGTGAATACTTGATTGATTGGACTGAAAAACTAGGAAGAGATAAAGCAAGCCGAATTGCAAAAGATGTAAGAAATGCAGCAATTAACAACTCAAGCAATGTTGTTTTATTTGAAACTGCTAGAAATTCAATTAGAATTTCAAATAATAATGCAGATACTGTTACAAAGGCATATGTTAACAATTCAGTAAATATAAGCCGTGATAATGTTTATTCTTCAAATCCAGAATCTGTTGAAGTAATTGTTTGGTCATCAATCCTTGATAGCAGAACAACTATTACATGTGCTGTTAGATCAAATAAAAAATATAATGCTTTAACAAAAGAGCCAATTGGACATGATAATCAATGGAATGGTGGCCCAGGTGCTATTCATTGGGGTTGTCGCTCTGTTGGCATTCCAACAAATAAAGAAGGTGTTATTGTGGAAGGTTCTGGAGCTGGTGAGAAATATAATGAAGGAACAAAAACTGCAATTGGAGCTGAAAGTGGCTATGAGCGTGGTGGCAATAAAAAAGAAAATGGCAAAGTTGCAAAAATACCAACTAATTCAAATCAGCTTGATAAACAAATTGTTCCTGCAGATATGGATTATGACACATGGTTGAGAAAACAACCAAGAGCATTCATTGAAGATACGCTTGGGAAAGGCAAGGCATCTTTATTCATTGATAAGAAAGTATCATTGCAAGAATTTGTTGTTGAAGATGGTACTGAATTAACGTTTGAACAATTAAATAAAAAGGTTGCATAAGATGAAAAATACAATTTTAGCAAGTGTTATTCCAATGGCACTTAGTGGCAAATTCCAAAATCAAAAGAATTCAGATATTCTTTTTTCAAATGATATTGGCAATCATTATAAAAATCGCTATTCATCAAATATTTGTTTTGCAGATGGTGATGATGCAGGAGGTGATGAAGGCAACGCTGATATTGACTTCTCAAATCCATTGATTAAAGATTATGTTCAAAGGCAAGTCAATGAAGCAATAACAGGCCTCAAAACCAAGAACACGGAATTACTTGGCAAATATCAAGAAACAAAAACAAAGCTTGAAGGCTATGGTGAAATAAGCTCTGATCAAGTCAAGAAAATAATGGGCGTTCTGCAAGGCAATGAAGAAGCACAGCTGCTTGCAGATGGTAAATTTGAAGAAGTTGTTGCAAAGCGTCTTGATAGAGTTAAAGCAGAATATGATGACAAGTTGACAGGCATGACAAGTGAACTTGAAAAGCTCAATGGTGAAACTGGCAAATATAAAAAATTATATCAAGAAAGAATTCTTGGTGATCAACTACGCGCAATTGCAATAAAAGAAGGTGTTTTGCCAGAAGCATATGATGATGTTCTTAGAAGAGGCTTTGATATTTTCAGCCTTGCAGAAGATGGAACTATTGAAGCAAGAAATGAAAATGGCGAGTTGTTGAAAGATAAAAAAGATATGCTTTTAACACCTGAGCGTTTTATTAATGCATTAAAAGAAACATCACCATATTATTGGCCAGCAAGTCAAGGTTCAGGTGCACAATCTCAAACACAAAGACCACAAAATGGATTACCAAGTGGTGATATTGGGAAGTTAAATGATGTTGTGAAAGGTGGTAATTTTGATCTTGAAGCATATCGCAAAGCACGTGGTGATGATCAAAGCCGCTATAATAGATAATTACTTTACTTATCGATTAATATAGTATAGTCTTACTCTTAATAGGGTAAGGCTCTATTAAAATCCTCATCTCTGGTAAGGCTGGTGGTGAAATATTGAAAAATATTCTCACACTGGCCTTTCTTCCTCTTCTTACTTGGCCAGTGAAGGCAAAGTAAGGAAAATAAAAATGTCAAACTTTATCAATCCACAAGTAGTTGCTGCAGAGTCAATTGACCAGCTTGAATATGAGCTAGTTGCTGCAAACTTAATGTATCGTGACCGCACTAATGATTTTGCCAACTCTCGTGGTTTGAAAGTTGGTGAATTTGTAAAAGTTCGCACTGTATCTGATTTTACAGTTGATGAATTTACTGGTGTTGGTCCAATCCGCACTCAAGAAATAAACCAATCATCAGCTCAACTAGAAATTGAAAAACACCTTGATGTTTCAGTTGAAATCACAGCCCGTGAGCGTGCTCTGAATTTGGATGGTATCCGCAAAGAAGTCATCAACCCAGTTATGTCAGCTCTTGCGCAAAAAATTGATACCTATCTGCTTTCAAAAGTAACTGAAGCACAAGGCTTGTATGCATCTGCAACTCTTCTTGAAAATGCAGCTGATATTGCTCAATCAAATAAAGCAGCTATCTTGCAGCAAATCTCAAAAGTCAATCGCATTGGCATTGTGAATGAAGAGCTTGAAGCAACACTTTTAGGCACTGATGTATTTAGCAAATTTGATACTCGTGGTCAAGATGGTGCAACTGCTTTGCGTGAAGCCTCACTTGGCAAGTTGATGGGCACAATGTGGTTCTCAACTGTCAATTTCCCATCTGTGCAACATACAATGGGCAATGGCACAACAACTCTTGATAATGCTCTTGCAACAAGCAATGTGCAAGGCCAATCTGCACTTGTTGTTGATGCAACAACTGGCACCTTCAATGCAGGTGATAAAATCCTAATTGCTGGCGCAAAACGTTCTTATACTGTTGCATCACAAGTTCTTGCAACTGCAACATCAATTCCTTTGGTTGAGCAAATCAATGAGAATTTGAGTTTGCTTGATGGCGCTGCAATCACCACGGTGAGCTCTGGCAATACTGTTGATTATCAAGGTATTTATTTCAACCCAGGTGCTTTTGGATATGCAACTCCGCCACTTGACCCTGCAGACAGTGAAAAATCAGCAACTGCAATTGCAAATGGCTTGTCAATTCGAGTGACTGAAGCATATGACATCAATACAAAAGTGACAATTTGGTCATTTGATCTGTTGATTGGTGCCAAAATGGTTGATACTCGCAAAGGTCTTTTGCTTGGTAAATTCTAAATGAGGCCATCCGGCCTCTTGTTTTAAATTAATTGGAGAATTTGGAATGGCAATTCTAAAGTTATATAAAAAAGTTCTTGCTAAGGATGCAGATGGTGGTGTTGAAATCAAAGTATGCACTGCAGATTTGCGTCAAGTTGAAGCAATGAAGAAAAATGGTTGGTGTGAAACTGAAGTTGACGCTGACAAAGTTACTAAAGCTGCTCTTGAAAAAGCAGCAAAAGTTGAAAAAGAAGATTAATTGGTGAATTAAATGGCGATAATTACAGATTATACAAACTCACAGTTTAATGCTTATGCAACCACTGCAGAAATTGATGAAATAATTGTTGATTTATCGCCATTTTCCAATACTTCAAAATGGGATGCTCTTGATGAACCAAGCAAAGAAGGTGTTATCAAGAATGCATCTCAAAATGTTAATTGTTTTGCATACAAAGGTGTTTTAAATAGTGCAGTAATAAGTCCATTTAATATGCAATTCCCAAGAATTGGATTGTTTTATACAAATGGAACTGCAGTAAACAGCAATGAGATTCCATTTTTTGTGAAGCAATATGTTGCTGAAAGATGCCTTGAGATATTAGATTTTGGCCCAAGTGCTGCAAATGGAGTATTAGTGCCAAGCAATGTGAAGAAAAATAAAGTTGGCTCACTTGAGCAAGAATTTTTCTCTCCAAAAGAGATGACTGCAAACCAATTAACATTAAAAGATTTTTCAAGCTATCAATGCACAATAAAGCCATATGTTTTGAATAGTGGTAATACAATATATCTCAAAAGGGCATAGTTATGGCAATTAGCAATGTAGCTATCTGGCAAGCAACAATTGATGCACTTGTTGCTCTTATTGAGAATTTTGGGCAGCCAGCCACACTCCAAACACGGGATTCAAAACCACTTAGGCAAGGAAGTATTGATTCAGATATAAAATTTACAGATTTTAAAAATGTAATTATTGCTTTTGATACAAATAACAGAGGCAAAACAACATTTGATTCAACATCAACTGAGCAATCAATAACCCATGAATTATATATGGAATATATAAATGGTGTTACTTCTGAAATGTGGGTTCTTTATTTAGGCAGAAGAATAAGAATTGTTGATGTTGAGAATATTGGCGAGTTGAATGGTATTTTGAAATTGCGATGCACTGAAAGAGGCATTGATCAAAATAAGGCATCAGAGGCATGAGTTTTCATATTAAAGCAGGAAAGAAAAATCAAGAGATTCTTGATAAATTGAAAAATCTTGGCTCTGATGCAAGGCTTGGTATTGAAAAAGGCTTTGAAGAGCTTGGTTCTAGTCTTGTTAGAACTGGTGAAAATCAAGCTTTGAATGAGCCAAAATTTGGCAGAGAATATAGTTTTAAAATAAATGGAGTTAAGAAACTTCACAGAGCATCTTCCGCTGGCCAATCTCCTGCTTTATTGACTGGCAATTATTTTGAAAATTTTAAATATGAAAATCGTGGCAATGAACTTGAGTTTGGTAATGATGCTGAATATTCAGGATACCTTGAAGATGGCACTGATAATATGGAGCCAAGGCCAGGTGTTATGAATGCAGTTAGCTCAAGTGTAAGAAATGCAAGATTATATTTGGAAGAAAATATTGGCCAGAGTTTAGAGCTATGAAAATAAAAGATGTTGTTTTAAAGCTTTATGAAGAATTGCCAAAACACACTGATAAGTTCACAGTGTCTTTGGGCATTCAATCAATATCAAAGTCTTTAAATTTTGCAGTTGTGACAACAGTAGTTGATCATAATCTTACAACAAATGATGTTGTTACAATTGGTGGTGTTAAAAGTCCAATAAATATAATAAGCATGACTAGGAATGGAATCTTTGTTGAAGCAGAAGCTGAATTTGATCATGATTTGACAGAAGGCTACCAAGATACTGTAATAGTTGATGGTGCTATTGAGCCAGAGTTTAATGGTGAATTTAAATTAATAAAAGTTAAAAATCGCAAAAGCTTCACTTTTCAAAAAGAAGATTCTGGTCCAATTGTTGCAACTGGCACAATGAGATTATTAAATGGAACTGGTCTTGGATATAATGGAATACACCAAGTTGAAGTTTTAAGCAATGATCAATTTAGATATGAATTAAAAAATCAAGTTTCAAGCAATGGTATTGTGGAAGATTCAACACTTACTGTTGGATATAGAATAACTGGCGCAGTTGATATTGGCCGTGCTCTTGAGATTTATACAAAGAATGAAAGCTCATCACTATGGGCTTTTGTTGTTCTTGGCAATGTTGTTGCTAGCAAGGATAGAGAAACAAAGAGCGATGCTGTATATATATACAGTGGAGCAGGAACACAATATAGGCAAACATTAATTCAACCATTGTCAATATATGTTGTTGCACCAGCAGCCACAAGTGTTTCAGGAAGTCCACAACGTGATGAAATGGAAGATTTATTTCCAGCGTTGACAAAAAGCATACTTGGAGCATCATTTGATTCCAAACTTGCTCAAAAAGCATATTACAGAGTTGTATTTGACCAACACGGATATAGGTCATATGATACTGCACTATATGTTCATGAATTTAGATTCCAATCTGTCTGTGATTTAACTTTTGCAGATACAGTTGGTGAAAGTTATAATGTTGCATTCAGAGATATTAGTTTAGAAATGACAACTAATCTAATGAATGAAAATACACAAAAAATTAATGTTGATATTAATTTAGATGATAAACCAATACAGGATTAAATAAAATGAGTGGAAATTTAATATCTCAACCAAGCACAACTGTTAATATTATTGGTGCATCAACTACAATTGATAACACACCACAAAAAGTTCTTTTCATTGGTCAAAAAACAAGCTCTGGCTCTGCAGTGGCACTTGATTTAAATGAGAGCATTGGCCTTGATAAGACAGTGATTAACTCGCTTTTTGGAAGTGATTCAATGATTGCAAATATGCTAATTGAAGCACGTGAAATTAATAAAGCAACTCAATTTGATGCAATTTGTCTTGATGATGATGCTTCTGGCGTTGCTGCAGTTAAAACAATTGCATTTTCAGGTACTGCAACTGCACAAGGAACTATTAAAGCATCAACAGGTAGCCGATTGAATCACCAATATGAAATACCAGTTGCAATTGGTGATACTGCAACTATAATTGGTGATGCTCTTGTTCTTGAAATATCAGAAGATACAAGAGCACCATTTACTGGTGTTAACACAACTGGCTCAGTTGCTCTTACTGCTGTTAACAAGGGTACTCTTGGCAACTATCTAGGCATTGAAGTTTCTGGCCTTCCTGCTGGGATTACAGCCACTATAACAAGCACAACTTCAGGAAGCATTGACCCTGATTTAACTACTGTTTTTGATGCAATTGGGGATATGCGCTATCAGACAATTGTTTGGCCTTATTATGACAAAGACACAATTGTCAGAGATTTTCTTGATTCAAGATTTAATGTCACAGATGATGTTCTTGATGGGGTTGCAATTATTCCATTTGTTGGCACGAAAGCAGAGTGTGAATCAAAAGTATCTGCTTTGAATTCGAGAACAATTATTTATATTCTTGACAAATCAGAAGAATTTGAAAACAAATATATTGCACCTGCTTTATTTGAAGTGAAGCCTGTTGCTATTGCTAAAATTGCAGCAATACGCTCATTGCGCTTGACTGATGGTGCAAGTGTTGAACAATATGTTATTTCAAGAAATGGGCCATTGGACAGCTTTGGCGGGCCAGCCCTTGCATCAAAGCCATATTTTAACACTCCAGTTACAAATATGCCAATAATTGATGCAAACAAAGGTTTTAAAAAGCTTGAAATTGAAGATTTGAAAGATGCTGGCGGTTCTGTAATTGGCAACAATAAAACAAGAACTGATATTATAATGGGTGAAATGGTTACAACATATAAAACAGATGTTGCATCAAATCCAGATGTATCTTTTAAATTCTTGAACTATGTTGATACAGCAAGCAATGTCAGAGAATATTTTTGGAATAACCTGAGAGCAAGGTTTGCCCAATCACGGTTAACAGAGGGTGATTTAGTTGCTGGGCGTGATATTGCAAATGCAGAATTAATTTCTCAATATATTGTTCAACTTTATGCAGACTTAGCTGGCCCTGAATATGTTCTTGTTCAAGGTGGTGAACAAGCGCTGCAATTCTTCAAGAGCAGTATTAATATTTCACTTGATTTGTCAATTGGCAGAGCAACAATCCAAATGACAACTCCAATTGTAACACAATTTAGAGAAATACTTGCAACAATGCAAATTTCTTTCAGCACAAATGGTTAAGAGGTAGTCAAAAATGACAATTGCATTATCTGATGTAACAATCACAGTAAACAATGAGCCAATTGCCATTGTGCCAAATAGTTTTAAATTCACAGAAGGCAAGGGCGAGCAGACATACCGTGCAGCCTCTGCTGGTGGTGGTTCTGTTGAGCCAGTTTATTCAAATGATGTAACAAGTCTATTCTCATCATTTGGGTTTGAGCTATATAACACAATTGGTGATATTGAAAGCGCAAGACAGTGGAAAAGCAACAGAGACCAAAATGTTGTTGGCATGACTGGCAAGACACCAGATGGCAAAACAATAAGCAGAACCTTTGCACGGGCTGCTATATTGAATGATTATGAAGTCCAGCTTGGCTCTGATACAACATTCTCACTTGAATTTAAATCTAAACCTGCAGTTTAATTTGGTAAATAAAAATGAAAAGAGAAATAACAATTAATCTTGAACATGGTCTTGAATATGCATTAAAGGGTGATTCTGAAGATGCAAAATTCATAACTCTAAAAGCTCCAACTGCAAAAAATATTTCAGATTGCAGCTTGTTGAAGAAGCTTTTTACAAATGCTGCTCTTGCTCTTAACAAGCATAATGAAAAAAGTGAAAAACAAACTGCTGAAAAAACAGATGATGCTGAAACAAGTGGCTCTGATGTAATGGAGCTTATTTATGCATTTGGCAACAGCGAAGATATTGAAAAAGGCATGATTGCTGCAAAAAATATTTTCAAAAACTGTGGATATGTTGATGGTGAAGTTCAATTAACAATGCCATTAATTGATAAAATTTCAGCAGAAGATTTTGAATCAATGGTTGGTGAATATATCTCAAATTTTACAGCAGCTTCAATGTTAGGGAAGAAACAGAAGAAAAATTGATAAGATCAATTGTTTCTCTTGCTGTAAAATCAAGCGGCGGCCTTTGTTATGAATATTTAATAAATGCGCCGCTTGAAGAACTTCTTATAATCATTGATGAATATAATAAAATTGCGAGTAAATAATGGCCATTAAAACTAGCTTTACATTTGTTGGTATTGACAAGCTTTCAGGCATTGCTGGAAAGATTTCCAATTCTGTGGCTAATGTTACTGACCGTTTTAAAAAGTTTGAAGGCCAAACAGGCCAGACAAACAAAAAGTTAAAGGATACAGGGGATATACTAGGAAAGCTTAAAGGAAAGGTAACAGGATTGCTTGCTGCATATGGCGGATTCCAAGCAGTCAAGGGATTTATTACAATTGGCGCAGATTTCCAAGACTCTTTGCTTGATTTATCATCAATCACAGGCTCCACGGGAAAGGATTTGAAATTTCTTACAGATGAATCTTTGAGAATGTCAAAGGCAACAGGAATTGCTGCCAAAGATGTTGCAGTTGCTTTTAAAATTGTTGCATCTGCAAAGTCTGAATTGCTTGAGGATTTGCCATCATTAAGGGATGTGACTGAACAGGTTTTATTATTGAGCAATGCAGCTGGTATTGACCTTGCAACATCTGGAAAAGTTGTTACAGAATCTCTTAACCAATTTGGCGCTGCTGCTGATCAAGCAAACAGATTTGTCAATGTTCTTGCAGCTGGCTCAAAGGTTGGTGCTTCAGAAGTTGCAGACACTGGTGTTGCTGTTGTAAAATCTGCTGTTGCTGCAAAGATGGCAAAACTTAGCTTTGAACAATTGAACTCAATGATACAAGTTCTTTCTCAGAATGGTGTTAAAGCAGAAGTTGCTGGCACAGGCTTGAAAACAATGCTTTTGCAATTGGAGAAAAGTGGAGTTAAACAAATAACTCCATCAATTGTTGGTCTTGATAATGCTCTTATGAATTTGCAGAATGCAAAATTGACAACTTCTGAAATGTTTAAGCTTTTTGGTGCAGAAGCAATATCAATTGGTGATATACTTATAAACAATGCTTCTCTTGTGAAGGCTTGGACAGCTGCTATTACTGGGACAAATATAGCTCAAGAACAAGCAGATGTTAGAATGGGTTCATTCAATAAAAAAATGCAAATGATCAGGGCAACAATAGAAGGCAAATTGATTGATGCATTTTTTAGGCTTGAGCCATTTTTAACAAGGCAAGCTGAAAGTTTTGCTGCTTGGATTGATAAATTAGATGAAAAGAAAATAAAAGAATTTGCTGATTTTGTTTTAGAAATTGCAGAAGCAATGGCAATACTTGCAAAGAGCACAGCTGAATTGATTTCAAATATGTCAAAGCTTAGTAAAGCAAGAACTAATGCAAATGTTGTTCTTGATGAATCTGGACCAATGACAAGGGCACTAATCCCATTTAGAAACCCAATGGATTATCTAAAGACTATAACAAATTATTTATCAATTGGTGATGCAAAAGCTGCAGAACTTGCAACAGACGAGAGAAGTATTTCAGGAACATTTGAAACAAAGCCACAAGGAATTGATGTTAATATAAACCTTGGTGGTAATACAAATGTTGTTGAATCTGTCAAAACAAAAGCAACCACAAGTGGGTTGAAAGTTAGAACAAATATGGAATAATTATGTCAATTGAACTTGATGGTTTGTATAGAGCGTCATATAAGCAAGTTAGCTTCCTAGCTGATGTTTCAAACATCCGTGGTGGGCGCAATGATGTATTGCATAAATATGCAAATACAGGTCATCAATCAATTGAGGATATGGGAGCACTCCCACGGTCATACACAATAACTGCAGTTATAACTGGCACTGATTATTTCCAAAAAAGGAATCAGCTTTTAAGTGTAATTGAAGAGGGTGGTGCTGGAATTTTAGTTCACCCATTTTATGGTGAAATACAGAATGTAGTTGCAAGAAATTTCACATTAACTGAAGATTTAAAATCAGTTGGAGCTGCAACAATAACAATTAATTTTGATATTGATAATTCAACATCAACTCCAATAGCTGTTGCAAATACAATAACTGAGATTAATAGTGCAAGAGATATTGCACTTGATAGCATAGCCAATGATTTGGGAAGTGAATGGGATGTTTCAGTTGCACTTAGCAATAGCTATGAATATGCAGTTGAGAAGCTTGGTGAGTTTTCATCTGCATATGAAACTGCTATGGAGCCAATAAGAAGCATAACTGAGAATGTTAATAATATAACAAGTTTAGTTTCTTCATTCAATAGTGAAATATTATCATTAACAATTGCTCCAACTGATCTTGCAGATTCAATAAAGAATCTTTTTTCAACTGCAAATGCAATATCTCAATCTGCAGAAGCAGCTGTTGATTCATTTAAAGTTCTTTTTGGCTTTGGCAGCGACTCAAGCGCTGAAATATTGCCAGATGTTGGTTTTGTTAAAACTGCTGCAAATATACAAAAAACAAAAAACAGCAGAGCCTTATCTGCATGTATAAACCAAATGGCACTTGCTCAAGCATATGTTAATTATTGCCAAGTTGAATATCCAACAGTTCAAGATGTTGATGTTGTTATTGATTTACTAAAAAGCCAATCTGATTTAGAGCAAAATAAATCATCATCAAGTCAAACTGAATACAACATGAAAGATTTGCAAGTTAAAGCATTTGCATATCTTGATGAAGTTAGAAAAAGTGCAAAATCCATTGTTGAAATTGAGCAAAGTTCAATAACAACAACAAGACTTCTTGCATATAGGGCATATGGAAATTCTGATTTGTTCAATGATTTGAACAAGACAAATGATATAAAAGATGTTAGTTTTATTTCTGGTCAATTAAAGGTATTAAGCGAATGAAACTTGAAGTGAATGGAATTCAATATGAAAATTTCATAGAGTCTACTGCAAGAGTTTCAATGCAAGATTTTGGTTCAAGTTTTACTTTTATTGCAGCTGCATCTAATGCAAATAGATTGCCATTTAAAGGTGGTGAAAGTTGCAAAGTTATAATTGAAGGTGAAAAAGTAATAACAGGAACAATTGAAGTTGTTGATATTGACTGGGATTCAAAATCACATGTAATAGTTGTTTCAGGAAGAGGAAGGTGTGCTGATTTTGCTGATTCATATATTGATAATATAAGCGATTTAAGTGCAGCAAACACCTTAGTTGATGTTATACAAAAAGTTGTTGATTCAATCCCTGATTTAAATTTAAAAGTTAAAACAAATGTTGCTCAATCAAGCTTCAATAAAGCAGAAGATTTATTATCGCCAGCTGTCTCAGAAAACTGTTTTGATTATGCAGATTCTGTTTGCAGAAGAAAGCAAGTGCTTATAACTGAAGATGTAAATGGGGACATACTCCTAACACGGTCAAGTAATGATGTTTATCCTGATTTGATAAAGCAAGTTGTTGGTGCAGATGATAATAATATATTGAGCGCAAAAGCAACATATGATTACAGTGGAATATTTAGAACATATAAAGTAAAATCACAATCAAATCCAACAACAATGACTCTTGGTGGTAAATTTGGAGTTAAAGATATTGTTGGCAATGATGGATTATATGTTGATGTGCGAAATAGAAAAGGAAGGCAATTTGTTGTTGTTTCAGAACAAAGTGCATCAAATCTAACTGCACAAGAAAGGGCAAAGTGGGAAGCTGATATCAGAAGAACAAGAAGCATTAAATATCAAGCAACTGTTCAAGGCTATAAGAATGGCAGTGAGATATGGTATCCAAATAAACTTGTTAAAATAATTGATGAATTATGCAATATAGACTCAACAATGCTTCTTGTGGATGTTGAATATTCCAGCAAGATTGAAGAAGGAACAAAGTCAATTTTAACATTTGTTGAAAAAGGGTCATTCACACTTGAGCTTAGTAATATCCCACAAAGAGGTGAAAAGAATGGCAATGACTTTGCTTCAAAATTTAATTAAATATGCCCGTGTTGTGATGGGTGGTAAAGATGACAAAACATATCCAATCCAACAAGTTGAATATTATGGGAAAGCTGGTAATGTTTTTATTGTATTTCCATATGGCATGCATGCAAATTTGCCAGAAGATTCTTTACTGAGTATATTTGCAGCAAATGGCAATGAACAAGATAGGTTTGGCATTGGTGGATTGCCAAATGAAAGAATTAAGAATCTCCCAGTTGGAGAAGTTGTATTCTTCCACCCAATAACAAAAAGCAAAGTTCATTTTAAAAACAATGGTGATGTTGATGTTGATACAACTAAAAAGAATGGAAATGTAAATATAAATTGTGGAACTGGCAACGTTGTTGTAAATTGCAAAGATGTTGATGTTAATTGTGATAATGCAATTGTTAATGCATCTGAAAAAATTGACTACACTGCACCTGAAATAAACTTAAATGGTATTGTAAATATAAGCGGAATGCTGAATGCATTAGGTGGCTTGGATATACCAACAGAGACAATAACTGTACAAGGAATTGATTTAGGCCCAAGCCATAACCATGCAGATGGAACATATAAAACAGTTGATAATATTGATGTAGTTGGAATTTCAGGGAGTGTCAACCCATGAGTCTTATAGAATCTGTTGACTTTGTTATTGATAAGAAAGATGATTATTATGATTTATCAATTGATGACAAAGGTGATTTTACAACAAGTGATTTCTTTGACACTGCAATAATAGTTTCACTAACTGCAGAGAGAAGAGCAAGTGAAAAGGAAATAAGCAACCCACTGCTGAGAAGAGGATGGATTGGGAATGAGTCAAATCAAGGTTTTGAAATAGGCTCAAAGATTTGGCTATACCACCAAGCACGGAAAAACAGGGACAATCTAAATGGCATCCAAACAGCAGTTGAAAATTGTCTTAGTTGGATGCTTGATATGAAAATTGTTAGTGACTTAACTGTTCAAGTTCAATATACAATGGATGATGGTGCAGCTGCTCTTATAACTGCATATAGGTCTGGCAATAAGATTTCAAAATATTATCCACTTTGGGAAAAAACAGGATTATAAAATGGCAATTAATATTCCAGATAATGCAGCTCAAATTGATAAAAGATCAAAGTCAGATGTGCAAGCATCTGTTAAGAATTCAAATCCATTCTTGCCAAATAGTTGGATTGGTGCATTGATAACATCTATTTCAAATAGAATATTTGATTTTTATCAACAGCTGAGAATTGCCCTAGATGAGACTTTTTTTGATACATCAACAGGTGAAAGGTTGCAAAGACAAGCATCTTGGTTCAGGGTTTATAAGAAGGATTCAACAAAAGGCTTTGGCAATGCAATTTTCACTGGAATTGCAGGTTCTGTTATTGATGCAGGAAAAGAAATATCAACAACAAATTCTGTAAAATTCACAACTAATAGTCAAGTTGAAATATCAGCAAATGTTGTAAATTTATCAAGCTTAACATCATCAGTTGGTGTTGCAAGTGCAACAACAGTATCTCCACATAATCTATCAAATAATGTTGAAGTTACTATTTTTGGCGCAAATGAATCTGCATATAATATAACAACAAGTATAACAATAATAAGTGAAAATGAATTTAATTTCACTATAGATGAAAGCGCACCTTCAGTTGCAACTGGAGTGATACAAGCATCATACAACTCCGCAATAGTTGGTATAACTTCAGTTGTTGAAGGTGCGCAAAATAATATATCTGCTGGCGAGTTGCTTTCACTATCTGAATCAATTGCTGGTGTTGATAGCAATGTTGGCATAGATGCAAATGGAACTGCTGGAGGCACAGATTTAGAATCACAAGATGCATTCCGTGGTAGGTTTATAAATAGAGTCCAGAATCCAGTTGCTCATTTTAATGAGGCAGACATAAGAAATAAACTTTTGGAAGTTGCTGGAGTCACACGGGTATTCATTAGACCAATTACTCCAGAAGTTGGCCAAGTTACAATATATTTCACAAAAGATGCTGCTGAAAATATAATACCATCTGGTGCTGATATTGATTTTGCAAAAAGCAAGTTGCTTGAAATAAAGCCAGCAAATACTGCTGATGATGATGTGATATTAACTGCACCAATTGCTATTCTTTCAAGCTTTAATTTTACATCAATTGTTCCAAATACACCAACTATGAAAACATCAATAACAAATCAGTTGAAAGATTTGTTTTTAAGAACTGAAGAAGGTGTTGATGTTACACAAGATGAATACAGAACTGAAATATATAACACTGTTGATATAACAACAGGTGAAAGAATAAAATCATTCACATTGTCAGCACCTGTTGGTGATATTATTGTATATGATGGTGAGCTTGCAATATTAGATCAGGTAATATTCTCATGAGTTTATTAAAGCTTTTTAAAAGACACAATACAGAAGAGCACACAAATTCAATTGCATCTTATTTTCCTGCTGGTGATGCATTTGAGGCTGTGAACATTGATGGCTCTGTTGCAAGAAATTTTTTAAAAGGGCTTTCCATAGAATTCAAAAGAGGTGAAGATGCTTTGCAAAGCTATATTGAAGAATATGGCATTGAAGAGTCAGAAGAACTTCTTGGAAGATGGGAAAGTGCAATTGGAATACCTGATGATTGTTTTAGTGGGAATGGCAGCCTTGAATCTAGGAGAAGAGATGTAGTTGTTAAATTAGCTGCCTTGGGAGTTCAAACAAGCAGTGATTTTGTTGATCTTGCAAAAATATTTGGCGTTGATATAACTGTAACAGCAGGAATAATAAATGCAAATGTTTTTCCTTTTCAATTTCCAATTGTATTCTACCCAAGTGTAAAGGCAGCTAGATTCACAATTGTTATAACTTTTGATTTACAATCTGGTGGAAGATTTCCATATATCTTCCCTATAAAATTTGGTGTTGCTGAAATTAATGTTCTTGAATGTTTGTTTAGAAAATTAAAACCAGCAAATTGTGATATAATATTCCAACAGGTATAAATTTATGCAAGATTTAAATGATAAAGTAACAGGTGGAACTCTTACTGCTGCAGAGTGGAATGAAGTCCCAAGTGAGTTGCAAAATGTTATACAGGCACTTGGTTTAACATTAACAAGTGGTGACTTGAACCAACTTGGCAAAGCAATTGCTGGCTATGTTGCAAATGGTTCTTATTATATTGCAAGCGGCCCTGCAAATGCATATACTCTTGCAGGCATTGGAACAAAGCAAACTCCACCTTCATATACAAATGGCTTTGCAGTTCGTTTTAAAGTAAATGCAACAAATACTGGCGCATCAACAATAAATGTTTCAGGGCTTGGTGTTAAGCAAATAAGAAACACACAAGGTGATGTTCTTGTTGGTGGTGAATTATTAGCTGGCTCACAAGTAATATTGAGCTATGATTCTGCAAATGGTTGGTTTGAAATACTTGAATTAGGCGGCGGTGGTGCAACAGGTGGTGGCTCTGATAAAGTAATTTATGAAAATGATCAAAATATAACTGTTGATTATGAAATAACAGCAGGCAAAAATGCAATGAGCGCTGGGCCAATTACAATCAATGATGGCATTACATTAACTATCCCAGTTGGGTCAACCTACACGGTGGTTTAAGCATGAGTGAATTAAAAGTAAATTCAATAAAAGGGTTGGCAAGTGACCTGCCTGAAAATTTAAAACCTGTGACTGCATCTGCTTGGGTTAATTTCAATGGGACTGGGGTTGTTGCGATTAGAGACAGTTTTAATGTATCTAGCATAACTGATAATGGGGTAGGAAACTATACTGTTAATTTTTTGAATTCTTTGAGCAATGAAAACTATGTGAGCAGCTTGACAGTTTCTGACAGCTACCAATCATTTCCAAGAGGTAGTACAAAAACAACTACAAATTACATAGTTCAGTGCACAACAGTTGCAATTGAATCTAGTGCAACTTTCCTAGATGCAATTCATTATGATGTGATTATATTCGGAGGCCAATAATATGAGTGAATTAAAAGTTAATAAAATTGTTGGTAATCCTGGGAATGACTCTGACCCTGTTGATATTCCATATTTAAAACCACAATTAGCACAGGCTTGGGTTAATTTCAATGGGACTGGGGTTGTTGCTATTAGAAACAGCTTCAATGTGTCTAGTATAACTGACGTAGGTGTAGGAAACTACACTGTTAATTTAACCACAGCAGTTAAATCAGGTGCATGTGTTCTGGCTACATCAAATGCAGGTTCAACTTCAAACTCATTAATAACACTTATCTCAACACAAGTCCTAGTAGGAAACTCAGCAGGGACTCCTCAAGATGCAACTGAAGTTTTTTGTTGCATATTCTCAAGCTAAAAGGTGAATAAAATGAACAAAGCAATTATATTTAAAAATGATCAAGGTGGAGTTTCTATTATTCACCCAACTGCTGAAGTTTTGGCAAAATACACAATTGAGCAAGTTGCAGTTAAAGATGTCCCTACTGGCAAAGCCTATGCAATAATTGATAAGTCAGAAATCCCAACTGATAGAACATTCCGTGATGCTTGGGACATTGATGAATCTCTCCTAACTCACGGATTGGGCAATTTAACTAATGAGTTTGAGGCATAATTATGGCTAGCACTATAAGAGGTGATGATAATTTTGATAGTAAACAGGTTGTTGGTCAAAATCAAACTTGGACTGATCTAACTGGTCAAAGAACAGTTAATCAGCAATATATAAACACAACTGGAAGACCAATACAAATTATTGCTAGCATCTATGTCCAAAATAGTACAGCTGATGTTAATTTATTTGTTGATGGGCTTGCAATTGGACGTTTTGTATATTCAGGAAGTGCAATATCCGCGGGAATACTTACTGCTATAGTGCCAGATGGGTCAAATTATTCAGTTGATTTATCCGCTGGTACTGCTGCAAATTTAACCAAGTGGACAGAATTGAGGTAATGAAAATGATTAAAGTAAATATTGAAAAAGCTAAAGAAATTGCACACAATGTAAGACGTGCAAACCGCGCTGAAAAAATGAAGCCTCTTGATATTGAGGCAACTGTTCCTTATCTATCTGTTGAGGCAGAGCAAAAAAGATCAATTGTCAGAGAACAGAATGCTCAAATACAATTTGAAATTGAATCTGCAGAAACAGTTGATGATTTAAAAGCATCAATATTAAAATTGTAAGGTGATTTATGGCAATTGCAACTGCTTTTGCTATTGCAACTGGCTTATCAAAATTCATCCCACTTGTCAAAGATTTATTTGATGATGGGGATGAATCAATTGTTGAGAAAGTTGTTGGAATAGCAGAAAATTTAACAGGCAAGAGTGGCAATGATGTTATTGCTGCAATTGAATCTGATCCAAATCTTGCATTAGAGTTTAAAAAAGCTGTAATGGCAGATAAGCATGTTGAATCAAGGCTTGAGATTAAAAGGCTAATGATAATCAACAAAACAATGCAAGTTGAGTCTCAATCTGCAAAATGGTGGGTATCTGGTTGGAGGCCATTTATTGGTTTTATAACAGGCATTGCATTTGCTATTGTTTGCATTCAAATTGGCATGATAACTTTCGATGCAATTGATAAAAACAATAAAGATGCTTTGAATATGATACCAACTTTAATATTCAATTACACAACTTTGTTTGGAATTCCAGGTGCTATTTTGGGCATTGCATCTCATCACCGTGGAATGTTGCAAAGGTTGAATAAATAAAATAAGGATCAACAATGTCAGGTGATAATAACCCAAAAAGATTCAGCGATGAAGAATTGCTGAATTTAAAAAAGGAGGTTGCCATGCTTTCAAAAAGGCTTGATGACCATATTGAACTTGAAGAAAAGAAGTTTGATTCAATGATTGAGGCTGTTAGAGATAATACAAAATCAATCACAAATTTAACAAATGAAACAAGGGCCATAATTGCACTTCATAGGGATTTATCTGGAGCAGCAAGAGTAGGGAAGGGAATCCAATCTTTTCTCATTTGGGTTGTTAAATGGGGTGCAATTGGAGTTGGTATTGCATCTGGTATTAATTGGATAGTTAAAATTGGGGCAGGAATGAATGGGTAATGTAACACAGAATTTATCAAGACATGAATTTGCTTGTGATTGTGGTTGTGGATTTGATACTATTGATTATGAATTAGCAGTTACTATCCAAGATGCAATTTTCTACTTTGAGCACAAATATCAATGTAAAGTAATTGTTGATATATCAGGTGGCAATCGCTGTCAGAAGCACAATGCAAACACAAAAGGCGCTGCAAAAGGAAGCAAGCATCAATATGGTATAGCAGCAGACCATAAATTCTTTAAAATTGTTGATGGAGTAAAAACACAAATATCACCACAAATTGTTTATGATTATTATGATGAAAAATATAATGATAAATTTGGCATTGGTATTTATTCAAACAGGGTTCATCTAGATGTAAGAGCAAAAAAAGCTCGTTGGGATTCTAGATAAAAATAAGGCTAGGATTATCCTAGCCTTATCTATTTCTTTTAACCTACTCGCTGGATTTTTCCCTCCAACAAATTGCTACAGGCTGGAATGGCACTCCATCTTTGGTATAATTTGCAAATTCAACTTTTAAGTGTTTGCCAATATAATCTTTCTTGTTTATTATCACAAGTTCTTTTTCACCAACATCACCATGTGGCGTCACTTTGAATTTTTTGCCTTTATCAGTCACGCAAAAAAGAATTGGGCGACCTTTCTCAGATAAGCCAGCATCAATGACTAAAAATTCATCATCTTCCCATGCCTTTACTTTCAGCAAAGATTTTGAGCGTTTTGAATCTTCATAGCCAACTTTTTGAAAATTCCTTCCTACCTTAGATTTATCTAGCCTTAAAATTAGCCCCTCGTATCCATCTGCACGCCTTTCCTTTAATAGCCTAGGGATTATACTAGCCTCTACATTAAACAGCGTAGGGACAAGCTCAGCATGGTCTCTGCCCACTATTAAATTAGCCAGCATATCATATCGCTCACTATATGGGCAATCTTCAACAATGTCATATGCCATGAATTTTATCTTTTTGCTGTCTGCACTTGGCAAATCACGCTTAACACAGCTTGCTATTGCTTGAAGTGACATCCCGTGGCAGTAGAGTTCACCATCAAGCGTTGTTCCTTCTTGAATGTGTTTCAAGTCATTTACAATATGATCAACTGTTGTTAGCAGCAGCCCACCACGGGTATATGCAAACATTTCACCAGATTGTTTAGTTATTAAGCATCTAAAACCATCATATTTGTTTTGCAATGCAAACTCAAAATCTTTGACTAATTCTTGGCACTGTTCATATTTAGCAGCAAGCATTGGTTTTAAAAAGCCAAGTGAATTCGTCCGCTTATTATTTCTTGCATCATCAATGCTTGGAACATATCCTGCATCTTTTTTTCTTTTTATGCGTGAATTAACTCTTAATAAAATTTGTTCTTCAATGCTTCTTCCTGCTTTACCTTCAAGAACTTCTTCAGTTTCAAATATAGGCTCTCCACCAACTAGCCCATATTC